AGTAAAGAATCCCTGATGAGTAACGATAAGTTTGCTGAACTGCTAAAGAAGAACGGCGTTATTCCCCCTACTAAGATAAGCCCTACCACTGGAAAAGAAACGTATGCTTTCGCTAAGACAGATGAAGGGTTCAAAGCACTGCAAGAACATCCATCTATTAGTATTCAAGCTTTAGTAGCGGCGCGGCTTGGTAACAAAAGCACCCTAGAAGAAACCCGAACCCAACGATTTATCGACATATCCAGACGCGGCATACTGCCTGTGCCTGTAAGATATTACGCTGCCCATACAGGTCGATGGGGTGGTGATGACAAGATTAACTTACAAAACCTTCCTAGTCGTGGGCCTGATGGTAAGACCTTAAAGAGAAGTATCATAGCTCCCGACGGCTGTGTTTTGATTGACTGTGACTCTGCTCAAATAGAGGCAAGAGTACTTGCATGGTTGGCAGGGCAAGAGGATTTGGTTAGTTCTTTCCGCAACGGAGAGGATGTCTATGTAAAGATGGCTTCCCGTATCTACAATAAAGATGAGTCAGAGGTTACTAAAGACGAACGGTTTGTTGGTAAGACCACAATATTAGGCAGTGGTTACGGCATGGGCGCGGTTAAGTTCCAAGCGCAGATGGGTACTTTCGGATTTGAAATAGACATCGAGGAAGCGCGGCGGGTTATACAGGTTTATCGAGAAGCTAATGCAGAGATAAGTGGTTTGTGGCAAGAAGCACAGCTTATGATCCGTGAGTTAGCTAAAGGTAAAGAGAAGTCAATCGGTGTACCTCAAGTACTGGAGCCGGTTGGTGATTTATCAGCAGTGCGCCTTCCCTCTGGATTACTTATGCGGTATGACGATCTTAAGGGGGTCAATGATTCTAAAGGTATGGAGTATACATATAAAAGAAGGAACGGACGCGCCAAGATATACGGTGGGAAATTTGTGGAGAACGCGTGTCAAGCGTTAGCCCGTTGCATTATTGCAGAACAGATGCTAAAGATATCAAAGAAACATCGTGTAGCACTGACTGTACATGACTCGATTGTATGCTGCGTCAAGGAGGATGATGTAGAACAAGCGAAGCAAGACATAGAGATGTATATGCGTTGGGTTCCAGATTGGGCCGAAGGGTTACCTTTGGATTGCGAGGCTTTTGTGGGAAGGTCTTATGGAGAATGTGAATGAACGGTAAATACGACATATTATTTTTAGGGACGCCTTTTATAGATGGGCATTACGATTCAGTACAGGATGCTTACGAAGCTAAAGAAACGCACGTAAAGAACTTTCCTAATATAGATTTCGCTATAGTGAAGACCATCCATGAGATTAGGTTAGAGAAGAACATATTCTGGATTCCTAATAAAGCTGAGATAGAAGCGTTTAATAAGGGCAGAACTCCCTCGGAAAGTAAGGAGATATAATGACTAACGAGATGCACGATAAAAAAAGGCGGAGACAGGTGAGGAGTGCGGTGGAGAAGATGACTCCAAAACAGCTTCGTGTGTGCAGTCAGCTACAAATACCTCCGCAAGACTACATAATTGTTATGAATAAGATACACATATGAGCGCATCCCCTTGGTCATACAGTAGGATAAAGTCTTTTGAGCAATGCCCTAAACAGTTTTACCACTTGAAGGTAGCTAAAGATTACAAAGAACCTATTAGTTTTGCGATGAACTACGGCAACGAATTCCACAAAGCCGCAGAAGAATACGTACGCGACAGTAAGGACTTACCCAAGAAGTTTCTATTCGCCAAGGCCGCATTGGATGTCTTGAATGAGAAAGAAGGGAGTAAGCTTTGCGAATATAAGATGGGGCTGACTGAAAGCCTAGACCCTTGTGGATTTAAAGCGAGAGGCGTATGGTGGCGCGGAATAGTAGATCTTCTTATACTAGATGTCGATAAGAAGATAGCTTGGGTTGTAGACTATAAGACAGGTAAGTCTGCTAGGTATGCAGACAAGGGGCAGCTAGAATTAATGGCATTGGCTACCTTTAAACACTTCCCTTTTGTAGAAGAAGTTAGGGCGGGTTTACTATTCGTGATAGCGGAAGCCTTCATAAAAGACACATATAGTTCAGATAATGCTGAAAATATGTGGGAAAAATGGCTTTCTGATTTTACAACCATGCAGTTGGCGTATGATAATGACGTATGGAACCCCAAACCAAGTGGGTTATGCCGAAACCATTGCGTAGTGGTAGAATGTCCTCACAACGGGAGGAACTAACGAATGTATAAAAGAACAGGTAAAGGTAAGAGAAGACCTTACAAACGAGAGTATCAACTCCAGTTGCAACGCGGAGAGCACGAAGACCGCATGGAGCGGCAACGCGCCAGACGAGAATTAGATAAGACCGCTAAGGAATCAGGCGGCGATAGAAATAAAAATGGTAAGGCTGACAAGCGAGAGGGGAAGGACGTTAGCCATAAGAGGATGTTAAGTAAGGGCGGCACAAATGCCGATGGGTACAAGATAGAAAGTAAAAGTAAGAATCGTAGTCGCAACGGTAAGTCACCGAAGAAGCGTACTACGAGGAAAGCTTAGTACAAAGCCCACCTACCCCTTCAGGGCGAACCCACCACGCGCCGTCCGTGGGTACGAGAGACGGCATATAGTTCGTATTGTGGATACCACTTTACGATGTATTTTTGTGGACGGAGAAGTAAATGCGGGTAATAGATAACAGAGCAATACTATTAAACCTACGTGACCCCGAAAAAGTAACAGATATTATACCTAAGAGTAAGAGATTATCAGGAAACAAAGTACTAGTTAACTGGGGGGTTGACGAGTCGCACGTATTAAAAAACCTTAATATTAAAGTCCCATCCCCAATCGAAGGGCAGTATCAATGGACGGGTAAGTACAAACCCTTCGACCACCAAAAAACCACTTCTTCTTTTCTAACCATGAACAAGCGAGCCTTTTGCTTTAATGAGCAGGGTACAGGCAAAACCGCTAGTGCCATATGGGCGGCTGATTACCTAATAAACCAAGGGCGTATAAAACGCGTATTGGTGATATGTCCTTTATCTATTATGGATTCAGCGTGGCGGGAAGATTTATTTACTTTTGCAATGCACCGTTCAGTAGACGTTGCTTATGGAGCACCTGCTAAACGTAAACAGATAATAGAGGGGGGAGCGGAGTTCATCATAATTAATTATGACGGAGTGGAGATAGTAGCTGATGCAATAGCAAACGGTGGCTTTGATTTGATTATTGCAGACGAAGCGACACATTATAAAAACGTCCAAACTAAACGGTGGAAAATCCTTAACAGTTTAGTCACCCCAAACACATGGTTATGGATGATGACAGGTACACCCGCTGCACAGTCCCCCTTAGACGCATTTGGTCTAGCCAAATTGGTCAACCCATACTCAGTCCCTAGATTCTTTAGCGCGTTTAGAGATTCAGTTATGTACAAACTAACCAACTTTAAATGGATTCCGAAACCTGACGCAACTGATCGGGTGTTTAATGCTTTGCAGCCCGCTATACGTTTTACAAAAGAAGAGTGCCTTGACCTACCCGATATGGTTTACACCAAACGAACTGTAGAAATGACACGGCAACAGAAGAAATATTACAACGAATTAAAGAGTAAAATGGTAGTGCAAGCAGGGGGAGAACGGATTACCGCTGTTAATGCTGCCGTTGAAATGAATAAACTCCTACAGATTGCGTCTGGGGCTATCTATACGGATGACGGAGAAGCATTAGAGTTCGACATTAAACATAGGTATAAGGTGCTACGGGAAGTAATTGATGAGTCTAGTAAGAAAGTCCTAGTCTTTGTCCCGTTCAAGCACGTTATTGATGTGCTCACTGATAAATTAATACAAGACGGTATACCTACGGAGGTAATCAGGGGGGATGTATCCGTCAATAAACGCACCGATATATTCAAAAGATTTCAAGAAACTGACTCTCCTCAAGTACTTGTCATACAGCCGCAAGCTGCTGCCCACGGTATTACATTAACCGCTGCTAATACAGTGGTGTGGTGGGGGCCGACTAGCTCTTTAGAAACCTACGCGCAAGCCAATGCTAGGGTGCATAGGGCAGGGCAAGACCATAAATGTACGGTAGTACAACTAGAAGGTTCCTTCATAGAAAAGCGTGTCTACTCATTACTTGATAATAGAATTGACGTACACACAAAAATGATAGATTTATACAAAGAAATACTTGTATAACATATTGGATACCACTATACTCGGTTCCCAACCACAAAGTACGGAGATTTGTGTGCAAGATACGAACTATCTAACGAAGGCTACTGAAGTCTTTATCAAGATACGCGACGAACGAGCGAAGCTCAAAAAGGAATGGGAAGATAAGGACGATAAACTTAAACATCAACAGGATGTTATAAAGAAGGCGTTACTTACTCATTGCGACGAGACGGGGGCTAAGAGCGTTAAAACAGAAGCGGGGACTTTCTATCGTTCGGTGAAGAGCAATTACTTTGTTACAGATTGGGGAAGTGTATATGACTTTATTAAAGAAAATAGCAATCCCGAACTCTTACAAGGACGACTCCACCAAGCTAATTTAGAACAGTTCTTTGTAGATAACCCAGATACGGTAATCAAGGGTGTGCAGTCTAATTCTGAATACTCGATTAACGTACGAAAAGCCAAGGGGGCATAATGTCCGAAGAACGGGAATTTGTTGAACTGAGGAAGGTGGCAGATCACTTTAAAGTATCTGAGTCCACTGTCAGAGCGTGGATACGAAACGGTAGCATACCAGAGAATACTTACATAAAAGTGGGTAAGACCTTTAGGTTTGAGTTAAATCTCATATCAGATGCACTGTTAGGTGAGCAACCAAAATCAAAACCAAGAGAGCCACTTACGCAAGAGGAAGTTGATCCTAAAGACGTACTAGCGGATTTAGACGAAGACTTCTAATGGTTGCACGTATCTCATTAAGAGAAGGTAAGTTCCGTAAAGTTATCGACGGGACTGAAACACATATATTCGATTCCGATACTTTAGATGCGGTGATCGTAAACGCGGGTAGAGTCTCCAGAATATATTATGCAAATCAATATGACCCTAATAAACCAACAGCACCTGTTTGTTGGTCATCCGATACACAAAGACCTGACCCAGATGTGGCTGATGCACATAGGCAGTCGGGGCGTTGTATCGATTGTCCACATAACATAAAGGGATCTGGTGGTAATAATGCAAGAGCTTGTAAATATTCACAGCGTATTGCAGTTGTATTGGAGGATAACTTGGAAGAGGTATACCAAATCCAGTTACCTGCTACGAGCCTATTTGGCCCTGCGGGTAGTGGATGGATGTCAATGCAAAACTATGCTAGGCACTTGAACAACCATAATACCTCGGCCATAGCGGTTGTAACCCGAATGGGTTTTGAAAAGGACGGTTACATTCCGAGGCTTCGTTTTCGCCCGATGCGAGTGCTAGGCGAAGAAGAGCTACAAAAAGCCGCTGAATTAGAATCACACCCTAATACCTTACAGGCTATTACATTAGTCCAAGGGGGAGATCGAGTTGTATCTCCGTTTAGTGAAGTAGAAGGGTTTGTGTTTAAGGAAGCAAATTTACAGTAAGACGTTTAGGAGAACGCAATGGATAAGACTCCAAATTTAACTTATATCGTTGAGGACGTAGAGGCACTGTGGCCTAAGATCAATCGCCCCTACCGATTCGACAACAAAGAGAAGCGCAGCGTACCTTGTGACGCTACTGATGACCAAGCGAAGTACGAACTAGATTTTCGTATGAGTAAGGGCCAAGCGCAAGATCTTTGGAAGGCAATGTCTGGTGCCTACGCAAGCCAGAAAGAGGACTCTTGGCCTGAGAAGATAAAGAATCCTTTTAAGAAAGACGAGGAAGGTGGTACGTTTACCTTTAAGTCTAAACTTGCCGCTGCCTATAATGGCAATGCGACACCCGCGCCCGCACAATACGATGCGAAGAATAAGCAACTAGACGAAAGTTTTGAGCTTACTACTGGGAGCACAGTGAACGTAGCGGTTGTTTTTGTACCGTACTCTATCGATAAAGAGAGAACAGGGGTTTCTCTGCGTCTAAAAGGGGTGCAAGTTACAAATTACGTTCCAAGAAAGTCCATCTCGCCGTTTAAAGCGGTTGATGGGTTTGCATCGGATGACTCTTCAGATGATAATCCGTTTGAAGAAGTTGTTGCCGATACTGCTTCCGAGGAAGAGGATACTTTTGAGGTCGAAGAACCTAAGAAGATGTCTAAGAAATCAGCGGCTCCTAAAGAAGAGAAGTCTGAAATAGCTGACGTTCTCTCTGAGTGGGACGACTAACTCCTCACAGTTTCACTACGGCTAGACCTCGGTAGGGTCAAAAAGGGTAGGTTCTACGGCCAATAACTTCCTACCCCTGCCGTAGTGTCTTCGTACATTGGGTAAAATGGGTAAAAGGGTATGGATTCAAAAACATTTCTACAGAGGGTACTTAGCGGGGATGGTTATTATTGCCTCTTCGCTTCAAAACTTTTAGAAGAACAAATAACACAGAAATTTTTTACAACGATAGATGACTTAATACACACAGCAACAAACCTAGACCAGAATGGATTCGATACGTATTTTGCTTTAGGAACTTTTAAAGAAGAAGGTTCCCGTAAAGCAGTTAATGTTAAGGACTTAAAAGCGTTCTTTTTTGATATTGATTGCGGCCCTAGTAAAGATTATATAAACCAGACGGAAGGACTAAAAGCACTGCGTAAGTTCACTAAAGAAGTGGGCTTGCCTAAACCTCTAATAGTTAGTTCTGGCAGAGGTATACACGTTTACTGGATTTTGTCAGAGGCGGTTTCCTACGAGAAGTGGTTACCTGTAGCGGAACAACTGAAGCGTTATTGTGGTCTCCATAAGTTCTTACCAGATCCAGCGGTAACTTCTGATGGAGCGCGAGTACTTCGTGTGCCGTACACCCATAACCATAAAGACGATCCGCCTACTCCTGTACTCCCTATGGGCGTAGAGATACCAGAACTTGTGGACTTTGAAGAGTTTGCGGAAATACTCGGTGGAGAATCGATACCAGTTCCTAAGAAATTTACCCCCGCCCCCTCAAGCGCAATGATGGATGCGCTAATGGGCAACATGGAAACTAAGTTTAAGGACATAATTGTCAAGACGGGAGAGGGTAACGGTTGTAGGCAGCTAGGTACGATCATAGGTAAAC